GGTAGAAACCCTACATCACGCAATCACAGCCGCACACGCTGCAATGACAAGCGCAGCTATGGGATAGCTCTCGCCGTCCTGCGCCAGGACCAGATTCACGGCGATGCTTGCAAGTATGAGTGCGCTCATCCGACCATCCTTAGCCCGCTGCGGGCGATCTTCAGGGCCTTGCGAGCCTCCTCGCTGGGCTTACCCGCCTCCTCCGTCAGATACCGCGCTGCTTCCCCGCTGACCCGTGCTGTCGATGCGACTTTGTTGCTAATGTCGGGCTCCTTGACCTCATAGAACGACAGCCAGTGACCATCTGTCGCAGCGTCAATAACGGCGTTCACGTCATGCCCGGCGTCCTTGAACTTCTGTAGCAGCGCCAGCTTCTGACGGACAACCCGAGGCGTCATCGGCTTCTTGATGCGCCGCCTCATGGCCTCGTACTCGGCCCAGGCTTCAGGGTCTATGTAGCTCGGCAACGATTGCATCAGGCCACCGCGAAAAGATCGTCAGTCTTCGCAGTGGCGGCGGCAAGGTTGGCAACAGCCTGCTGGTAGTAGCTCGCCTTCAGTTCGGCCCCAACAAAGCGCCGGCCCATTTCCAGCGACACATACCCCTCGCTGCCGATGCCCATGAAAGGGCTGAGAACGATATCGCCAGGGTTCGTCCACAGCATCACGCCACGGCGGATCACGTCCAGCTGCAGCGGGCAGATGTGGCGCTCGTCGTCGTGTTCCCGTGCGCTGCGGAATTGCAGGGTGTCGCTAGGGTTGATGTCCATCCAGACGGGGCTTGCGACCTTCTGCCACAGATCAACCGGGAACTCGGAGCCGTGCGTCACGCGCTCTTGCTGCTCGCCGGGAGTGCGGACGGTGATCAGGTAATCAGGGATGCCCATACGGCACATGGCCGCGTTCTCACGCACGCTCTTGTGCAGCAGGCCCAACGCCTTGGTGCGCTGCATCGCAGTCACGGGGTCTTTCCAGATCGTCACCTTCGCGTGGAAGATGAACCCATGCTTTTGGAATGCGCGCAGCAAATCGCCGGGGAAATCCTTCAGTCCGATCACGCCATCGCGTTCCTTACTGCTGGGCATGTCCATGCAGTGAAAGCTGATGTTGCGGCCGGGCTTCATGACACGGCGAAGTTCAGCGATCAGGAAATCCAGATGCGCGAAGAACTCGGCATCGTCGCGCACGTTGCCCATGTCGCGCGGCGAATTGCTGTAGGTGTACAGACTCGCAAACGGCGGCGAAAAGATCGAATAGCCGATGCTCTGATCCGGCAGGCCCTTGAGCACTTCGACGCAATCACCGTGATAAGCGGCGTAGCGGTCGTTCACAACTTGATCGATACAGTTCATTTTCAGCCCTTCAGAAATGCCGGCACGGTAACCCGCTTGCTGGCGTTGTGGATGTTGGTTTGCCGCGTGGTCCCGGTGACTTCCTGCATCACCGCATCGCGCGTTTCTTGGCTCAGGCTTTCGGCCATCGCGGTTGCATCGCGTTCCTTGCGCTTCAGGTTCGCAACGACTGCACCTTCGCTGCTGGAAGCAAAGACATGCACGTGGACGTCACGCTTCTGCCCGAATCGCCAGCAACGGCGGACAGCCTGATAGTAAGCCTCGAAGCTGTCAGTCACGCCGACAAAAGCCATGCGCGCGGAGTGCTGCCAGTTCAGTCCGAAACCACAGATCGAAGGCTTGCTGACCAGCACGCGGAACTTACCTGCAGCAAAGTCGGCTAGGCGTTGCTCCTTCACTTCGACGCTATCAGCGCCAGCAATTTGCACGGCACCGTCAATGGCTTTCGTCAACGCATCGCCTTCCGCGTTCAGGTCGCACCAGACAACCCACGGCTCGTTTTTGTCCTGGTTCACGATTGATGCGCAGTCACGCACGCGATCATCAACCGACATCCGCCGCGCGTCTCTGCGTTCACTGAGCGTCTGAGCCTCGGCAGCGAACAGCATGCCATTGAGTGGCATTTCTGTCGATACCGTGTGCTCGTGAAGATGCAACGGCGGCAAGGCATAGGCGGAGTCATCGAAGCCCAGGTCGGACGGTTTGCGAACCATCGCGCCCCACTGGCTGACCCAGCGCCAGAACACATCACGCGCATGGCCCTTGAGCCTCCATACGCTCGTATCGCCACCGTCATGGGTGAAGTACTCCGCCAGCATTTCGGCGCGCGTACAGACCCCCAGGAACTCGGCATGCGTGCCAAGCTCGGTCCAGTCGTTCGGCGCAGGCGTCGCAGTGGCGCACAGCTTGAACGGCGTATCACGGAAAGTGGTTAGCAGCGTCTTGAGCGTCTTTGTGTCGTGGTGCTTGATGCACGATGACTCATCCAGTACAACCGCGCCGAACTCGTCAGCATTGAAGCGGTGCAGCCGGTCGTAGTTCGTGATGACGATCCCGTTACCTGCTGCTTCAGATCCATCCCTGCAGTGGGCAACTTCAATGCCAAGCTCGGCACCTTCAGAGACCGTCTGCGGTGCCACAGCCAGCGGCGCAAGGATCAAGACGGGACGCTTGGTGTAGCGCTGAACTGCGGCAGCCCAGGCAAGCTGCATGCGGCTTTTCCCCAGGCCAGTATCCGCAAAGATCGCAGCGCGGCCACGGCGGATCGCCCATGATGTCAGGGCCGATTGATGCGGGAACAGCGAAGCCGGCACACTGAACCCGTTAGTGATGCCAGTCGCAGGAACCCGCGACAACTTCTCGCGGATGTACTCGTCGTATTGCATGGTGCTCCTTGTTGGTAGGCATCGGGGCGGCTCGCAACTACCGCAACTGATCCCGTGTTCACAGACGCCCGAAACTACGGACTACCGGTTTTCGTCAAAGCTCGGTGGGCTCCCTGTGTCTGCATTCCCACAGCGCCCGATGCCTGATTGCATTCTTCGGCCGTTTTTGCCTCTTTGGAATCGGGAGAAACCCTAACCGTTGCGTGCAATGTCGCGGATCAGTGACACGACATCGGGGTCGATGCTTTCAGCAGTCGGCCGCCAGTCGGTCATATCCCAATTGCCTTTACCGTGGTTGCACGGCCCGCATAGGATTTGCAAGTTAGAGAGCGTCAGGGCCAGCTTTGGAAACTTCAGGCGCGGCTTGATGTGATCAACGTTCATCACGGCACCGTCAGCAGGCGTAGCGCCACAGCACATGCAGCGCGGCCCGTAGGTCTTTAGCGCCATCATGCGGACCCTGCGCCACTCGTAGCTAGCCAGAAAGGCGTCGGACGCGACATCGCCGTAGTAGCGCGGTGGGCGCTCATTTACGGTCGCTTTAGCCCTAGGAGCGGGCTTTGCAGTGGGGTGTTGCGTCTGGCCTTTGTTCAGCGCTTGAATGATGAAGCGCTTTGCCGCGCCTTTGCCGTCAGGACCTGTATAGCCTAGCTGCCTTGCAAAGTTGACCCATCCGCCTCCGCAACTTGCGCGCGTGCTCAGCACAATACCTTGTTGCTTTGCTTTAGCTACTAGGTTCGGTAAGTCTCTATTCTTTGCCATATAAACCCAAGAGGCTCCGGACGGCCCTAGCCTTTCCTCACCAAAGCAAGGAAAGCCCTTCAAGCTACCCAGTGAGGACACGGTAGACCCCGACAGCCGTTCGGACTGAGAGCGCTATCTTCGCCACTCCCTTGCGCGGTATTGCAAGTCCTATCCCACCGGCACCGCTTCTCACCCCTGCCCGCCGTTGACGCTGGAAAGCCCGCCCCGGCAGAGGCCAGTCGCTACAGCTAGGGATTCCGGGTTCCCTGCGTGTTGCCGTAAACCTTGGACGGCAATCTGTAGAGACGAAAAAAAGGCCCTTGGACCATCTTTCCGCCTGCTGCAACAGGCTTCGGACGGGCCAAGGGCCGGGTATCCTTACGTTGTTGCAGCAACGACAGCCACAACTCTAGCACAACTCCGGCGCGCAGTGTCAAGAGGTTGGCTTCTGGATGTCCATCTTCTCAATCAGCCGCGCGTAGTAGAGCGCGTAAGTGTGGCGCATGATGCCTTTTGGCTTGGTGCAGGCCGAGCATCATCTCCACGATAGCCCTGCGCTCGTCTGCACGGCCCTCGGCGTAGGCGTCCTCAAGCGTCGGTGATCGGGATTCGGCGGTCATAGTCGTCCCCAAGGCAGAACCACTCTGCTGTCCAGTAAACGCCCTCATCGGTACGCTGCACGTAGCGGGCGCACTCCAGGCGGTGCGGGCACTTCGTCCCGGACAGTTCGCGCTGGCCTTCGCAGCGCATGACATCAGCGGGCAGCATGTCGTTCCTTGGTGATCTTCCACGCCTTGACACGGGAGCCGCTGGGCAGATCGATCCACTTCTCGGCAATGTCGAAACGCGCGACGTAGGACTTGTGCCACGGGTCATCGACCACAAGCACTTCCATCGGGCGGATGTCCAGCGAAATCCGCTGCGACAATGAGAGAACACCACCGGCCTGCGCGCAGGATAGCGACGTTTGCCAGCCGCGCTTGAGTAGCGCGATGGTCTTTTCTAGCTTTGTTCGTGGCATAGGGG